TTTAAATACAAGAGTACAAAACTCATTATCTCCTACGCATAAGTTATGAAACCAATAGTCTGATTCAGTTGCTCTGATACCAGATGGTTTGTTCCAACACTCATACTCTATACAGATGTTACCTGTCTTCATCCACATACCTTTCTCTGATTTAACTTCTATCTTCTTACCAGTAAGCATATCCTTTATCTTATCTTCTCTTATCTCTCCGTACTCTAAGTCAATGTCAAACTTCTTTCTATCTTCTTTATTCGGTTTCATCTTTTATTCCTTTTTCTTTATATAGTTTTTTATAAAAATTACCAACCTTTAATATCTGTGTAGGAGTTGCTGAATTTTTTATAGTGTTTGCAAGACATGAAACAACTATGCAATTATCTATTAAGTATCCTTTAGTATTATCTATTCTATCTATTGCAGGAGAGTTATACCAAACCTCAGTGCCGTGTTCTAATTTAATATCTAGTGCTGGGCATCTTTCTGGAAAATGTATTCCTTCTCTTGTTAAATTAAAATCACTTCCTTTTTCTTTTGCTCTTATTTTTGCACCATAAACCATATGTGTTTTAGCATATTTATAATTATTATCTTTTATATATTTATTATAACATGTTCTGCAATCAGCTCTAAGTTTTCCGTGTTCTCTTTTAGGAAAAAATTCCTCAGTGTATTCTTTTTCTATACCACATTTAGTACAGGCTTTAGTGGGTTTCACTCCAATTTACTCCTGTCTTGTATTCGCCATCAAGAGGACAACGAAGTTTAAAATGTTCACCTGCTTTAATAATACTATCAACAGCAAGTCTTCCTGCAAAATCTGCTTGGCTTTCTTTTACTTCTATCTGCCACTCATCGTGAATGTTAGCAACAAATTTATAATCTATACCATTTAATTTTAACATATCATCTAACAATACTAAACCTTTCTTCATAACAATAGCACCTGCTCCTTGTAGTAAAGTGTTCAATGCTGAATGTTGATTACGAACATAAAGCTTTCTACCGTCTAATCCTTTGAGATATTTTTTTGCTGAAGCTCTTTGTACTCTGTCTCTAAGAGATTTAAATGTAGGTTTATTATCAAAGAAATATTGTCTAGCTCTTTTACCATCTGCTGTACTTCCTCCAACCACTTTACCAAGTTTTTCATCTCCGGCTCCGTACATAAGTGCATAGATGAATGTCTTTGCCTTATCTCTTGATTCAAGTTTTGCAAGTTCTTGATTAGCTGTGTGGACATCTCCGTTGAGTATTTCATTTGTATATTCCTCGTCATTCATATAGTGTGCTAACATTCTAATCTCAAGACCAGAAGCATCAACACCTAATAGTACATTGTTATCTTCAACAATCCAACAAGCTCTACACTCTTTACCGTAAGGGCTATGAGAGCTAGGAACCTGTGCCATGTTGGGGTTTCTATGTGTCATACGTCCAGTGATAGCACCGTTAGGTATAACAAATCCATGAACTCTTTCATCTTCTTCAGTAGCTTCTATCCAAGAATCAATCTGGGCTATACGCTTTTGAAGTAATAAAAACTGTGCTATAAGATTAGCTTCATGTATATGTGTTATTTCTGATAGAGTTTTCTCATCTACTATAGGTTGACCTGTAGGTGTAAACCTATCCGGCTTCCAACCAAAGTCAATAAGATATTCTCCAATCTGTTTACGACTACCTAAATTAAAATCAACTAACTGTTGTCTCATAAAAGGATTCATATCCTGTGTAGTAATACATCTATTGTATTCATCATCAGTAAGACCACGCTTAGATAAGTCTCCGTCTTTCTTTATGTAAGGGGTTACTAACTTATCGTCTACCCATTTAGGTTTAAATGTATTATGAACTTCATCTTCTATTGCTTGTTTCTTTTCTCTAAGTTCAGCAAGTAAAAGTAAAGCATGTTGGGTATCAAATTTAAATCCGTTTACTTCTTGTTGTTTTATAATCTCACTTACTCTTTGCTCAAGTTCTATAGATTGTTTATCAAAACCTTTGCTTTCTTTTCTAAGTTCTTTTAGTACTGCTGTATTAAGTTCAACATCACGAACACAATAGTTCATCATGTCTTCAGAGTAATTAAGATAATCAGAGAAGTCTATCTTATGATAACCTAACTTATATCCCCACTTTTCTAAACTGTGTCCACCTTCTCTAGCTGGATTAAATAATCTAGATAGGACAAGAGTATCTATGACAGGAATAAAAGACAGGTTGACATCACTAAACTTATGTACCATTGGTATATCAAAGCCTATGATGTTATGACCTATCAAGGTATCTGCTGTTGATAAAAACTTATAACCTTCTTGTAATTTATCAGGTGGAAATTTATAAATCTCTTCTGTGTCTAAATCTTGAGCAACAATACAATGAATTAAAGTTGCATTAAGGTCATCTGTTTCTATATCAAATACTAACTGCATTAAAATAATTCGTCTAGTGTTTCATCAAATTCTATATCTTTATCAGATACTTCAGATAGTCTGCCTGTTTCTGAATCATATACAACACTACATGCCATGCCAACATCACCTGTATATCTTGATTTAAGGACACGTAGTTTAGTTGTCCTTGCCTCTTCAAAATCATCTGATTGTTGATTTCTTTCTAATGCTATAACACAATCACTAAGTTGTCCGATACTGTTAGAACCTCTAAGATGAGATAGAGAAACCTCTATTCCGTTCTCATGTCCTTTGTTACCATCAACTCTACGTAAGTGTGAAACTAAAATGATACCTGCACCTGTCTCTTCTACCAAACTTCTAAGCCTAGTCATAATAGAATCAATAGCACGTCTTTCATCTCCTTCATGTACAGCACTGACTAACATATGTAAATGGTCTACTACCACCCACTTGCAGTCGCACCCTATAATCATAAAGCGAAGCTTAGTAAAGATATCATCTATATCATTTGTTCCAAAGTGTGAATGCACCCATACTCTATTACGATTATCTCCGTCATAAAGTATATCAAACATCTTATCAAGTTCTTCTTTAGAAAATCTATCTCTAATCTGGTCAACATATAACCTAGCGTTAGCTTCAATAGATAGAATACCATCAATGGTTCTTCTCCAATCTTCTTCTAATGCTATGATACCTACGTTGTCTTCAGTATTTTTAATAAGATGATGTTCAAGTTCTCTAGTTACACTAGACTTACCAAGACCTGTACCACCTGTAAGTGTTACAAGTTCTCCCTGTCTAAGTCCGTATAGCTTCTTGTTTAATCCTTCATAGGGATAGGGTACACTTTCTTTTCTTTCACGATTGTGAAACTTCTCTCGTTGTTCTGAAACATTTATAACACCAGAGGGTGTATAAACTTTAGAAGCCCACCAACATTCAACAAACTCTTTATGTCTGTTAGAACGAAGCATATCGTTAGGGTCTTTGAAGTTGTGGGGTAGTGTAAGTATCTTAGCTTTTCCGGGTTTGAAAAGTCTAGCAACTTTAATAGATGCTTCCTTTCCTGCCTTGTCATTATCAAAAGCTACGATAACATTTTCAAACTCATCAAAGAACTCTAAGCTTTCCTTAATATCTCTGACTGCACCTTGAGCCCCACGCTTGATAGATACTACTGCCCACTTAGAACCTAGCAGTTCAAAAGCTGACATAGCATCACACTCGCCTTCGGTTATAGTGACATACTTGCCACCTTTAAATAATTGTTGACCAAACAAACCTGTATCGTTATAGCTTCCAGAAACAAAGAAGTCTTTGGTTACTACGTTACGATACTTGGTAGCTGATAGCTCATGCCCATTGTAATATGGGTACATATGCTTAACTACATTTCCCTTTAGGTCATGTACGCATTTGACTCCATACTTAGTAGCAGTAGCTTGAGATATTTTCCTATCTGTAAGAGGTGAAAATTTTCCTTCGTCTACCATATCTGGTTTTTTGGTCGGTGTTGTTGTTGCTGTTTGCATATCTTTTCCTCCACATGCATCGGTATAACTAGGCATAAACTCACCACAACTAAAACACTTTGCTGAATCATCTTCATTGATTCCAACAGCATCGCTACTGTTACAAAGTGGACAGGGTTGGTGTAGCTTATCCCATGATTTATCCATGTAAGCCCTCACTATGGTTTAAGATACTTCGTTTAAAGATTCATCTTCTTTTGAAGTTTCTTCTACAACCTCTTCTTCAGCTTCTTCTTCAACAGGTTCTTCTGGTGCATCTACCATAGCTTCTTCACTGTTTTGAAGTAGTATTTGTAGATTATTTTGATGTGTTTCGGAAGCATAGTTAAGTGCTTCAACCATTACATTCAACGTACCTATTTTACTTATAATAGTATTAGCATTGTTCTTATTAGAATCATCTTCTATCATAGAAGTATCGTAAGTAACAGTGCCATCATCTTTTCTAATAGTAATTATCATGTTAAAATTCCTCGTTATCTGAACTTGCTTCAGAGTATTCAATTAAATCAGTAACCTTTACAGCTATTAATTCTGCAAACGTACCGTACTTTCCTGTATAGGGTTTAATCTTTACAGTAACACCAGAGCCATTACCAACATTAACATCTAAGTCTGTGCCTTCTGCATCAACTAACTTAGGTGCTGGGTTGGTTGTCCCATCATGTTTCTCTACCTTTCTACTGAACGAGAAAGCTGGTTCATCATACTTAGGTTGACCATCTCTGGTTCTTACCTGTGATAATCCAATACCCTCTAATCTAGTAGCAGTATCCGTATCTGTCAACACCACTATTCCGTACTTATGTGGTTCAAACTTAGTGTTTGGTGTGCTGACGTTAGCCCACATAGCTTTTCCTTCTATATACTCATACATATAATATTACCTCCATAGGTTTAGTTTTCGTAATAAGTTTAAAGATTGTATCACATCTATTTTTTAGACGCAACTCTCTTCTCTCTTCTTCTTGCATTGTTCCTATCCCTTGTAAATTGGATAGAGGATTGCAAGTCTTCCCATAACTCATCAAGTGCTTGTTTCTTTTGTTCTTTGTTAAGTCTTGTAACGATTTTGATATCAGACTTCTTAGGTATCCACGTATCCCAATAGGCTTTGTCCATGTCTTTCCATGTCCAACCTATCTCTTTGTCTAGTGTTGTTGATTTAAAATATAGATTCA